TGGCGAAGCGAGCCTGTTCGCGGCGAGTCTACTGCCGAGATAGCCCGCCGTTGCCGCGCCGGCGCCAGCCAGTAGGCCGACCTCCCAGCCCGCGCCTAAACCCGCAGCCGTCAACGCGCCGACAGTGCCAGCCGGCCCTGCCCGGCTAACCGTTGGCCTGGAATACCACGGCGTTTCAACCGTTGTGCTAAACGCGCCGGGGAAATTGCCGGCCACGCGGCCAAGCGCCGCGATGTCGCCGGTCAGCGCGTTGTCTTTTGCTGTAATGTCTGCAAGTTTTTTGATGTCGATGAGGCCGGTGTTGAAATCCGTTGCCCCTTCGTAAGCGTAAATCCGCGCCATCTTCTGGCGCGCATCGCGCCACTGACCCAACAGTCTCGGGTTAGAAATGCTGGAGTCCAGCATAGACTCCAACTGGCTTGCGATTGCCAACTGCGTGTTGGCTAGGTCGATTTGCGCTGGCGTGGCGCTAAGGCTTCTGTGCGTTTTTTGCGCGTCTGCGCGCAAGCTGCTGATGTTGTCCAGCAACTGCGCGCCGTTCAGACCGCCTTGCGTTTTGGTCAGTGCATCGTCGATCAAAGAGTTAATGGCCGTGGCCGTGGTTTCTTTTCCGATCAACGCTTGGTTTGGCCGCAGCCGCTCCAGCCCTTCAACAACAAACTGATCTGCCTGCTGAACCGGCAGCTTTTTGACTTCTTCGTACGGCCCGGCAACCTTAAACCGCGCTGTATTAAATGCGTCAGGGCCATTAAGCTGCGCTGTGGGAGGCAACCCCATCTCTTTTCGGCCAACCTGCTGAACGCGGGGGATGTTCGAGGTTGCGATTGCCTCGGCGCCTTGCGGCCCTGCGACCATTGAGGTAAACCGCGTGCCGGGCGAGGATTTAACATCGACGGGGTTGAGCGCCAACCCGAGCCGCTGCGCGTCCTTAGCGGCCTCAATCTGCGGCCCTCTTTGATAGTCCTCTAACGATAGGCGCTCGCGCCGCGCCTGAAGCTGCGGCTGAAACGGCATGGTGACGCCGGCCTTGACGTCTTGAATTACAGGCGCGGCAACCGCCGCAACTTCTCGCGCAACGGGCGCGGCAACTCTGGGCGCGGCGACAGCAGCCGACCCGATCATGTTCTCAACGTCAGAAACAGGCACGCCTGTTCTTTCAGAAATCCACTTGGCGCCTTTTTGGACGTTCTGGCCGATGAAGTCTATCAATTGGCGGCCAGCTTCTGTCTGGTACTCAGGCGTGTTAGCGACGCCAAAAGCCTTGCCAAACGGCTGATCTACCGCACGGACCATAGCCTGCGTAGCAGCTTGAGCTTCTTCTGGCGTGCGGCCAATACGCGCCAACGGGTAGCCGACTTGCTGCACCACCGCAGGAATCACGCCGCCCAGCGTAACGTCGGCCAGCGACGCCGCACGACGACCAAAGGCCGCTAGCGCGCCCGGCTGGCGTGGGCCAGGGATGCCCGACGATGGGGGTGGGGGCGGGGCAGCAAATTCCGCAAACGGGTTTGGTTGCGCCGCCGGCGCAGCAAATTCGGCAAACGGATTTGTCGCCATTACTGCCCCCTTACACGTTTAGCTGCGCCAGCCCCAAAAATTGCGTCAAATTGCGCGTCGGTGCCTTGTCCAGCCTTAAGGCGGTCAATTGCCGCCTGCGGGATGGCTTGCGCTCCCGTAGGAATTTGCCCGGCCGACGCCGCGCCGGGCGAGCTAGGCGGTTTCAACTGAATTTGTGGTTTATACGGAAACTTAACGCCGCGCTGCTCTGCGCTAGTAACGTCTTGGTTGTACAACTCAACTTTTGTACGGATACTGTCGGCAAAAGCATCAAGCACTCTAGGCAGAGCCGTCGGGTCTGTTCCGATGCTACCCAAGGCTTGTTGCAGCGCGTTTTGCTGCTGTTGCGACGGCTGAGAATCCAACTTTTTAAGGTTATCCAAAATGCCGAAAAACAACCTTGACCGCAGTTCTTGAGCGTCCGTAACGCCGGTGGTGTTGATGGAAGTTCCGAGTCGGTTGTTAAGGAAACTTGCGGCGGCCAGAAGCGGCTCACCCCCGGTGCCCATAAACCCTTGCGCGCCCGGCACAAGAGCCTTAGCTTTTTCAATGTTGTCAAGCGTTGGCTGCGCGTTTCTTAGTGCCTCAAACGTGGTTCTTGCGCCTTTCATGTATTCGGCCTGCGCGGTTTCGCTGGCGGGCACAAACGCATTCACCCTGACATCAACAGGCGCCGTGACGGTGCTAGTCGATCTGTTTACCGCGCCGGTGTAGGGCACTTGAACTTGCTTACCAGATGCGTCCACACCAATCGTAAACTGTTGGCGGGTGTCTTTGTCAAAATAAACGGGGGTGTCAGTATTCTTGACAACACCGATTACGTCAATTCTTGGTGCAGTCGGTGCTGCCGGCACTGTGGCGATTACTCTGCCGTTAGAGTCGTACACAACTGAGCCGGGCGAAGCAGTGATGCGTTTAGCCATCAAAGCAATGTCCGCGTCCAAAGACTTAGCGGCTTGTAGCGCGCGAGGAGTTCCAAGCGCGATAAGCTGATCTCGTTTAGCGCGAAGTGCGGCAGTAGGGTCTACGGCCGCAGCAGCGCCAGCAGAAGCCAACTGGTTGACGTTTTCCGGCGGCGTAGCGCCCTGCTGAGCGGCCAGCACGTTGGCAACAGGCGCGGCGGCGGTAGGCGCGGCAGGCGCGGCGGGCGGTGAATTAAGAGCAGCCCGAAACCGCGCGCCCTCCGCATTCATGTCTTTAACAAACTGCTCAGTCAAAGCAGCACTTTCAGCAGCCCTCGCGGCAACTTCGGGGTTTACGCGCGGTTGGTCAGCCAGCCGAGTAAATGCGCCAGGTACAAAATACCCTTTTTCCTCAAAAAATCTAGCTGCGTCCTCGCCGTACTCGTCGAAAATTTCTTTTGCTGTCCCAGACCTTTGTACGGCGGGCGCCGAAGCCGGAGCCGGAGCCGGAGCCGGAGCAGCCGGGGCGGCGGCAGCGGCGGGTGCCGGAGCCGGAGCAGCAGGGGCGCCGCCACCTAGAATGGCGCCGGGCGCAGGCGCAGCAGGGGCGGCGGCAGGGGCGCCGCCGCCCATAATTCTTTGGAAGGCGTCTAGCTCATCCAAATCTTTTTCTAGCGTCAAACCAAATTGCATAAATTCTGGGACGCCTGACTGCATGTACGCTCTTGCGATTTGGCGGCGGTCAGTCGGGCCGCCGTTCTTTGCCGCTACAGCTTGAATTTGGCTTATGGCTCGGTCTTTTCGGCGCAAGGATTCAAGCTGCATGTCCGTGACTTCAGCCTGGCGCTGCCCGCCGACGATCTGCTGAAGCTGTGCGTACTCGGCCAGCGCGTTACGCGGCTGGTACTCCGTCGTAGGACGGTACGACATCGCGATCTGAGGGTTGACAAGTGCCATGATCAGTCCTTATCCAAACACACCGTAGCCACGAAGCTCGTCCATCTGGCCCCCGCCGCCAAAACCACCGACGGCGCCGCGCTGGGCAAGCGCCTGTTGCAACAGCGCGTTCTGCGCTTGGTTCTGGCTGTAGTTCAAGTACTGGTTCAGACCGCCGCCAAGTGTGTTTGCTGTGCCTATGTAGCCCGAGGCGCGGGCTTGGCCGCCGGCACCGATGGCCTCGGCCATGTTTGATCCGAACTGCCCGGCCTGCTGTGAAAGCTGTTGCGCTGCGGTTTGGCCGACACCGGCCAGCGATTGCAGCGGGTTCATGCGCGCTTGGCGTTCGATTTGGGCACGGTTAAAAGCGTTTTGAAATTCTTGCGAAGCCGTTCCTTGACCGTACCGCACAATACCTTTAAGCGTGCTGCCGGACAGAAGATTGCCGCCCGCCGCAGACGACCGCTCCAACGCTTTCAAACCTTCGGACAGACGAAAGTTGTAGCCCGGATCAGCTTCAAACTGCTCCCTTGTGAACGGCGTGTATTCGGTTGCAAGCGGGATGAGCTTGTTGAGCGCAAGTTCGCCGGCCTCTCGGTAGGGCTTGCCAAGCTCAACTTGTCGTTCAAAAATGTCGCGCTGCACCTCGGCCGCGCGGTCTGCTGCTGCGGCTTGCGCGTTTGCTGCGCTGCGAGATGAACTCGCCCCTAAAAGCGAGCTACCAAGAATTGCTGCGGGGATCATCCATGCGGCCATGTTAGGCTCCTTATGTCACTTCGCGCCCACTGACGCGCATGTTAATGGCGCTGGCGGCACTGGCAATCGTTGAGATGAACGAGGCTGTTGGCATGATCTGCCCCACCAATTCAGGAAACGTGTAGACCTCGGCCGCCGCTAGACTTTTGGTCTTGGTGATCAAGTTTTTATCGCCAGGGGTGTCCGAACCTGTGACCAAGTTTACACTGATTGTGGCCGGGCTACCACTGACATTTGTCGCGGTGAACTTGTCGATGATCGTGGCCGTGGCGTTGGTCGGCACGATGTACTGAGTGGTCTGGGTGTCCTCCACCAGCTTCGCAGGCACTAGGTTTCGCGCTGTGACGGTCATGTCAATTCCTTAAACAACAGCCCACGACGAGCCTGACGGCACCGTAACCGTGACGCCAGAGGCCACCGTGATGCGACCTGCCGACATGGCGTTGTTGCCGGCGGTGATTGAATAGTTGGCCGAAATCGTGGCGCTATTTTCCCACAGCCCAAAGGCCGTGATGTTGCTGCTGCCGCTTGAAGGTGTGGCCCACTTAAGGCCCGTAGCCGTGGTCGAATCGGCCGTCAGCACCTGGTTGTTCGTGCCCACGGCCAGCCGCACGTTGTCCGTGCCGTCAAACCCGATCAGATCGCCCTTGGTGGTCAGCGGCGACAGGGCGTCAAACGCCGCCGTTTGAGTGGTCTGGCCCGTACCGCCGTTGGCGATCGCCACCGTGCCAGTCACGTTGGCTGCAGTGCCCGTGGTGTTCTGATTGAGGGTTGGGAAATCGCCTGCGACAGCGATCGTCAGCGCGCCAGTCCCTGTGGTGGACTTCAGGATGCCAGTTGCCAGCGAACTGGTGCCAGCCGAGTAGTCGGTGCCCGCCGTGGCCGCAGAGATCGCCGTGCCGTTGCCCTTGAGCACCCCAGTCACGCTGGTCGTGAGCGTCAGGGACGGCGTTGTGCCGCCGCTAGAAGTGCCCGCAAACCCGTTGGCCGTCGCCACAGCCACCGAGGTCAGGTACGCTCCTGCCGGCTGCTTGCTGTTGAACGTGCTCCAGTCGGTGCTGGACAGGTAGCCGTCGGCGCTGGACGTAGCGACCGGGATACTGAGCGTAGGGGTTAACCCTCCC